CACACTGCGGTGTCGATGATGGAGCGTGTCGGCAATTACTGGCACTGTCTTCCCGAGTATGCACAGTCACGCAAAGCGATCTGGACAGCGATCAACGCACACACCGGCAAGAGGAGAATTGATGAAGTTTTTCCCAAACAGATCCGCGACAGCACTAACGACAACGAGATGTTTATCAGGCTTAGAAACGGATCAACCTGGCAATGCATTGGCAGTGATACCTACAACGCCACCGTCGGCGCCTCAGTCGCCGGCATTGTCTACTCAGAGTGGGCGCTCGCCAACCCAAGCGCCTGGGCCTATCACCGACCGATGCTCGAGGAGAACAACGGCTGGGCGGCATTCATCACTACTCCCCGCGGACGCAATCATGCGTTCGAGATGTTTCGGCATTCGGCTCAATCATCAGAGTGGTTCTCCCAACTCCTCACCGTTGATGATACGCATGCACTCACTAAGGCTGCTCTCGCAGAAACGCTGAAGGAGTACACGGCGCTATACGGGGCCGATGTCGGCCGCGCCCAATATCTTCAAGAGTATTATTGTGATTGGCAGGCTTCCATCTTGGGTGCGTACTTTGCGCTCGAAATGGCCGATGTCCGCAATGAAGGGCGAATTGTTGAGGTTGAGGCCATTCCAGGCCAGTTCGTACATCGCGCGTGGGACTTGGGAGTGAAAGACGATACGAGCATTTGGTGGTTTCAGATCGTCGGCGCGCAGCTCTTCATCCTTGACCACTACGCGGCTAGTGGCGTCGGCGTTGAGCATTACGCAACGGTCATTGAGGAACGCGAGCGCAAATACGGGTGGATGCATGGCACGGACTATGTTCCTCATGATGCGAAAATAAAAGAGTGGGGCACTGGCAAGACGCGCGTCGAAACCATGTCGGCGTTGGGGCTCAAACCCCAACTCGTTCCGTTCGCGACGTTTCAGGACGGCATCAACGCAGCCCGCCGTACGTTGCCGTTGTGCGTGTTTCATCCGAGGACGGAAGAAACCGGCATCAGCGCGCTCGAACAATACCGTCGCGAGTGGGATGATGAGAAGAAAGCCTTCCGACAATCCGACGTGCACGATTGGACAGCGCATCCGGCCGCGGCGTTTCGTTACCTATCGCTCGCATGGCGTCAGGCAGAGCGGCGCCAGGTGGCTGAAGAACCAGAACCAGGCTGGCACATTCCGTTGCCGGTAGAAGAGCGCAAGGGGATCCGGCTGTGAAGTTGTTTACTGATGACGGATTGCGCCGTGTCGCCGAAGCAATCTGCATGTCACGATCGTGCGAGGGTTCGAGCTGTTGTCAGCATCCGGCCAACCGCGGTCGCGTCGAGTGTCCGGTTAAGAAAGGCGGCTATGACGATGCGGCTATCGCCGCGATCGCAGCTGTGGGGGAATTGGTATGATCATTAAACTAACGCAATGCGACGAAGCGAGACAACCAACGAAACCGCTGTGGGTCAGCATTCTGTCCATTGTCGGCTTCGAGGTGACGAAGGACGACATCACACTGCTGCGCTTTGGCGGCCTGGCTGCTTTTGTGAAGGAGACGCCAGAGCGCATCGCCGAGCTGATCAACGAGGCGCGTAATGAAAAAGCGTACGAGCAAGCGCCGGTGGAAAGCACGTACCCGCCTAGGGCGCGCCATACCGGCTTTCGCGATGGTTGAGCACGAGCTGCGGCGTTGGTTTGTGATGGTGCCCGAGCAAAGTAACCGGGACTTCTGGCAATGGATTGGTCACTGATTGCATTGTTGGTATTGATCCTGGCGGCCGGCATTTATTTGGGGTGGACACGTTATGGCAGTTAAGAAACCAAATGCAGCGGCCGATCCCGACGTGCGGCACGACGACCTGGAATATAATCCGGCGATCGAACCCAAGAAGGCCAAGGCTTGGCTCAACTTGCTGACCGAGAGCGAGAAGGTTTTCGAGAAGTGGCACGATCACTGCGACAAGATCGACAAGCAGTATGCATCGCTCGAGCGTCTGTCGAATATGGCGCGCGACAAGGAGTACCAGATATTCTGGGCGAATTGTGAGGTGCTCAAGCCATCGATCTACGCCAAGCCGCCTGTCCCCGTTGTGGTGCCCAAGTTCAAGGACAGGCGAGCTGTCCCCCAAGCTGCCAGCGAGCTGCTCGAGCGATGTACGGTTGTTGCCTTCGACCTGACCCGTATCAATGACGTAATGATGCTGTTGCGCGACGACGTCGCACTGATCGGCCGCGGCGTTCCCTGGTGTCGGTACGAGGCCAAGAAGGATACAACCGGCTACTACTCAACCGAGCGCGTCTGCATCGACTTCAAGCACCGGCGCGACTTTCTGCATTCGATCAGTCGCTGCTGGCAGGAGGTGACGTGGGTTGCGGCCGCCAGCTACTTGACCAGAGGCGAGGCGCGCAAACGCTTTTACGAAAGCAGCGGCGACGCCTATCAGGAGGCCGACTACAAAGTTGATAGAGATACGAAAGAAGTTGGCGGCGCCGACAAGCGCGAGCGCGCCAAGTTCTGGGAGATCTGGCACAAGTCAGAGCGGCGTGTCGTCTGGGTTGGCGAGGGTTGCGAAGACATCCTGGACGAGGACGATCCGCACCTAGACTTACAAAACTTCTTCCCGTGTCCCAAGCCGGCGTACGGAACGTGTCAGCGCAATTCGCTCGTGCCGGTGCCCGACGTGTTGCAATACAAGGACCAGCTCGAGGAAGTGAACCTGCTCACGGGCAGGATCCACGCGCTCTCCGATGCGCTCGAGGCGAAAGGATTTTATCCCGCCGGCGGCGCCGAGATCTCCGATGCAGTGCAGGCGGCGATCAAGATGAAGACACCAGGGCGGATGTTGGTGCCGATTTCCAACTGGGCTGCATTTGGCGGCAGCAAAGAGGTGATCATCTGGCTGCCAATCGACATGATTGCGCAAACCATCACCGCCCTGGTGGCACTGCGCAAGCAAGTGATCGACGACGTTTATCAAATCATCGGCCTCTCCGACATCATGCGCGGGCAGACCGATCCGCAAGAGACGCTTGGCGCGCAAGAACTCAAAACCGATTACGGATCCACGCGGGTGCGTGACAAGCAGTCGGAGTTGGTGCGCGTGGCTCGCGATCTTGCGGAGATTGTCGCCGAGATCATCACCGAAAAGTTTTCACCGGTGACGATGATTGAAATGTCGCAGACGCAGTTGCCGACGAAACAGATGGTGCAGCGGCAGATCCAGCAGGTGGTCGAGCAGATGCAGCAACATCATCAGCAGGCGCTGACGATGATCCAGCAGCCACAAATCCAGCAGATGGCGCAGCAAAACCCCGAGCAGGCGCAGCAGCTGCAGCAGCAGTTTCAGCAAATGCAGCAGGCGGCGTCCGGCACGATCATCAAGCTGCAGGAAAAGCCGACCATCGAGCAGGTGTTGGAATTTCTCAAGGATAACCGCACCAAATCATTCGTGCTCGACATTGAAACCGACAGCACCATTCAAGCCGACGAGAATGCCGAGAAGCAGCGGCGCTCTGAGTTCGTTGGCGTTTTGGGCGGCCTACTGCCGCAACTGGCGCAGATGATTGCAGCACAGCCGCAGTGTGCAACATTCTGTGGTGAGCTGCTCAAGTTCGCCACCGCACCATTCCGTGCTGGCCGATCGCTCGATGGTGCGATTGATGACTTGGTGGCGCAGATGGAGCAGCAGGGCAGTCAGAACCAAACTGATAACAACCCAGCGCAGATCAATGCCAAGACTGCGCTACAGATCGAGCAAATGAAAGACAAGCGCCAGCGCGACAAGGACCAGATGGACCAGGCGATGACGGCGGCCGAGCTGAAGCAGAAGGACGATCACAAGAAGATGGAGCTGTTTAACGCGCAGCGCATCGAGCAAATGCGACTGTCGACCAAGCAAGGTGACCAGCAAGCCAAGGTGCAGGTGCAGAACCAGAAGGCGATGGAGAGCCGCGAGGCGCACCAGATGCAGATGCTCGAGGGCCAACAGGACATGCAGATTAACCGCGAAAAGGCTGAGGCCGACATTCAAAAGAGCATCGCTTCGCGCGCGCAGATGGCCGAGAAGATGCAGCAGCAGCGCGCGCAGGCACAGTTCAAGATGACACAACCGCAACGACCGGTGATGCCAGGTGGCTGACGACGACTACATCATGGGCGAGCTGGCGCGGTCGGATCTCTATCCCGACGAGACGCAGATGCAGCCGCCGCAGAACGCTGTCGGTGGCCTGACGCCGGAAGACTGGATGATGTCGGGCCAGCAGCCACCGGCAGCAACGTACGATTACGTTCCGCCGCAAAGTTGGCTACAGAAGGCGGGCGATCTGGCGCGGCGTGATGTTGCGACGTACCAGCAGGGCGGCGTGCCTGCGATGATGGGTCAGTTGGCGGAAGACAGCAGCGGCGAGCAGGATCTCGCGGGCGGTTTTGGCGGCAATATCAAGGGTGTTGAAGGCAAACTGGGCGCGCTTGCCGATCTCGCGCCTCACGCCCCGCCGTTCTATTCCGCCGTCGAGCAGGCGGTGCAGGGAGCCAAGCAGACCACCGCACCGGGCCAGCAGTGGCGCGGTTTCTTAAGCAACCAGCCGGGCGTGAAGCCGGAAGAAATAAACACGCTCAAACTGGGCGACCTGTTCGACCAGACAGGAGCTGTGACCAAGCAGGATCTGCTGGATCACATCGCGGCGAACAAGGTGCAACTGGGCGAGGTGGTGAAGGGTAGTCCAGATTATGACTTAACC